AGCTTGGAATGCCTTGGATTGTTTGCTTAACTGGTCACTAATTTCAATGTATAAATCTGCCATTCTTGACATGTGAGGCCCTTCGTCTATATCGCCGTGTTGCGATAAACCAAATATAGACGATATGCACGAAATGCACAACATCAACACCGTTCGGCGTGTCTAACGCTCCAAAAGGATGGTGTAGATATGGTCTAGGCGTGCTTCCAGCCTGTTGACCTGCTCTTTTAGGCTATGACCGTTGGCCTTGGGCCCTATCTCAGCCATGATTGAGCGCACAATGAACCGGACTGCCGCATAAAGCCCGGACAGGATGGCCATCACGCCTACAACAACGGCCACCCATGCCTGGACTCCCATCTTACTTCTTGCCTACTGTTATTGCTGAATCCTTTGGGTCAACCGCACGCAAGATAGGGGCGATAAAACCCGCTACCAATGCATTGACTAGAACCTTTGGATCAGTGATACCGGATAGATATAAAGCTGCTACTGAAGCTAGTGAAGCTCTGAGATACGACAAGGCCGCCGCTTTGAGTTGTGAGTTCATTTGTTTTCTCCTTGTATTTTCTTAATTAATGCCTCCGCTTTGGCTGCACTAATAGCGATTTCAAAATGCATTTCGTCTTTCCGGTGTTTGTAGTCACCGCCCCAAATGCATCCATATTTATGAGCAAGAGCCCTAATCATTGGAACCTTCAATGGGTCAAAAGTATTTGTTTGCCCCAAGGGATGCTTGGAAGCATTTAGATCTAAAGCCGTGCCGGATGAGTGGTTGCTGAGCTTTGTAGTTTCGCCACGGATTGGTCGGTAACAATATCCCCAATCGTCAAGTGAACCCACATCAAGCGGCTCAATCAGCTCATGAAATTCAGCAGCTAATCCAATGAGCAAGGGTGCAACCGCTTCAGCGCATCGCAGCTTGATTGCCGTGCCTGGCACTGGATAGGACTTAATTCCTAACTCAGCTTGATCCTTGGATGCCGGCCAACCGTTTGCACTTGTTTCCATTTAACTCAATAGCAACTTAGCTTCATCGGCAGTGATGCCTAACTTGGCTAACAAAGCTGCTTTATCGGCTGAGGCTTTAGCATCTTGCTCTGTTTTCCAAGCATCATATTGTGCAAAACCAGCCTCAAATTGTGCTTTGGAAATTGGATTGGCTTCTATAAATGTAATGCCTTCATAGTCATCACCTGCTATTACCCAACCACCAGTTGGAATTAATAATGTTAAAACATCGCTACCTCTAGCCATCTTATGCACCTATCTCTAGAACTTGAATGATTGCTTGACTGTTATCTGTGCAGATTTCAACGCCATTTCCAGAACTATTAGTTGCATATTGCACTTTGTAAGTTGTTGCAGATGTAGTTGCTGGAGAATCATAATATGAATAACTTATAGAAGACTGAAACAATGAAGCGGTATCATTTCGCAAATAATTAACTTGTGTGTTTGAAAGAGTTGTAGATGCACGGAGTAATTTCCAGTTTAATTTAGAATTGACATTGGCTTGTTTTGCAATTGGCAAAAAGAACAAAACCAAAATAGTGCTTGTGGCTGCAGTTGGTGTGATAGTTACAGTTAATCCTGTATCTGAATAAGTAGTTGAAGATGTCGAACTTTGCGTGCCATAAGTTGCTTGTTGAACTTGAAGGATTCGTCCGCTACCACCACTCGCCGTAGCCCACTTCAAGCCAGTTGCGGTGGTACTATCCGCCACAAGTGTTTGCCCGTTTGTGCCTACTGCAAGCCGTGCTGGTGTGTTATCGGCAGTTGCCGTAATAATGTCACCCTTAGCATCCACGATTGAGTTCTGGATAGCGTTTGGATCATCAAGAGAAACCCAAGCAGCACCTGTGTAAACCTCAACCACATCAGTGTCTTTTAGATATGACACCAAGCCTTCAGCCAATACGCCTGAAAGTGCGCTTGTGCGTGCGGCTGAGTTAGCAAATACCATGACCGTTTGAAGCATCAAATAGTCATTGACTTGGGCGGCCGTAAGCACATCCCCTGTCACAAATAGTTTGTAGCCTGATGCTGCCATTTAATTCATCCTCCTAGTAACTCAAAACGCCCTGGTCAAGTATGCCCCATAGCGTGCTGGAAAGAATGAACCCATCAATTATGGGTTCAAGTGTCGTCATTTTTACTCGCCAAGAATTTGGAGTGATTTCCATAGACTTGCCGAAAACTTGAAGGGTCTTTGTCAATGTCGTTGATCCCGGTTGATTGGTTGTAATTGTCACCGGGTCAAAGTAATCAAGGTCAAGGGCTGCGATTATCCCTGCATCATAATTGGCCGTGTACAGATCCAATTGGATTTCATCGCATCGAACGCTTGTCTCAGCCCTGGAAGCTACATATGCACGGGCATAGTTTAAGGCCGTGGCAGTATCCTGCATCAATAGATTTTGCTGGTTGTAGGAGTGCAAGAAATACTTGGCAATGCTTGCTGCGTTGGAGGCGGTTTGAGTAGCCAAGCCCGTGGCCGTAATGTTTGCCTCATTGTAAACAAGAGTGTCATTTGTTACCCATACGGCATTAAAATAATCAATTGCCGTTCCATTGTCATTGAACACAACGGGCGTGGCAGCAACACTGGATGCAGTTAGGTTGCGGTCTTGGAAAACAAATGAGCCCGATGCATCTACATAAAATGCGCCATATTCTGTCGTTTCGATTGTCTGACAAGCTTGAAGCGCAGTGCGGGCACTTCCTGGATCAACCTGGACCGTTGTTAAACCCGGATCCACATCCCTCATGGAACTTGGCCAGTTAATTTGGTCAAGGATATTGTTGATTCTTGCCCCCGTTAATTGTCCAGCACTTGTTCCTGCCACCGTTGAAATCTGAGCATTTTGAGCTAATCGGAAGGCATCAACGGCTTGGATTGTAGTGTAAACGACATCACCCACGCTTGATTGAGGCGTTGATGTTGAATATGAGGTAATGAAACCACTAAAGATTGGATAAGTTACGGCCCCATAAGTTGCAGTGATTTGCACTTTTCTCATTGGGGTCAAAAGGTTGTAATAAGGCCCGGCGGCATTCATTGGGTTAAAATCACCGTTTTGGTCAACAATGCGCAAGGAAAGTGTGCCGGTCTGGAATTGGTCAGCTTGAGCATTACGACCACGCTTAGTGTTGATAGAATCCACGACATTAGACACATCCACAATGACTGCGGCTGCATCAGCCAAAACATTCGTGCCAAGAATGCCTTGGTCTAAAATCATGGCCTGGGCAAAGCTTGGACCAGTGCTGAAATTTATGAAAGCGTTGATTGTTGGAATTGTCATGCTGGCAATGCCCCTGCGTATGTTGTCAGATTCCCACGGCGTGCAATTTCATTAAGTGCCATTTGAACTGCATCAACAATCGTGTTTTCGTCAGCCATAGATGGGCCTGTGTTGACAACAACGGAAATGGCGGCTTTAGCATCAACATTGCGGTCTTTGGCTTGTGTCGGATTGTAATCAATACCAGGAATGAGCGCGGGAGTGCCGTCAGATTGGATAGGTATATTGGTTGGCACATTAGCCAAAATATTGGTGTCGTAATTCCTATCTTTGTTTTGAGTTGGGTTGAATGTAACTCCAGGCGTAGGTTTAGTGATGTTCATCAATGCTAAAGCTGCTGAACCTGCCGAACTTGCAAGATACTTTAATGCATCCGCAGCAGCTAATTCTTGCTTTAATTTTTCTTCCTGAGCCTTTACCAAGGCATCATTTGCAGCTTGAGCACTTTTACCGGTCTCGTCAAGGATAGCAATTTGGGCTCTAATTCTGGCCTTCGTTTCCTCATCAGTTGCCTGATTCAAAGCGACATTCAAGCCAATGCGCTCCAAGTCAAACTTTTTCTTGAGCTCGTCTAAAGCTGCCTGATCCTTCTTCATTTGAGCTTCTTCTCGCGTAGCCTTGTTCTTAGCCGCAAGTGTTGCTAATTCTTCTTTTTTCTGTTGAGCCAATTTTTTATTGTATGCAACGGCAGCAGCACGCTCACCAGGGCTTTGTTGAGCGGGCCCATATTTAGGAGCAGGCTTGTTGACGGGAATGATTCCATATTTCAAATCAACACCGGCAAAAAGTGATTTCATGCGTGTAGGAGAAATGAGTGTGGCAATACCTTGAGAAAGTAAATCAATTTTGCTGATTGCTTTGTCTAAATTACCATCTCCGGCGATTGTGGCAAA